GATAAACACCCTAATAAATATCAATGGTTTATAGATGCTGAACAAGATACAGGGTATAATGTTAGAACATTTAAAAACGGAATGACTTATAAGCAAATTAGAAACAGTTTAACACAAATTAAATTATTCGATAATGATTTTAATGACTGTGATAGTGGTTATTGCGGAGTGTAAATATTAATAAAAAATACGTTATATAATTATGATAAATAAAAAACAAAGACAATATAGGTCAAGGCAAGGGCGCAGCGATAAACAATACGAAAGCAGTTTAAGAGTTTTTGGCATTTCTATTGTAGGACTTATTATAACTTTAATACTATCAATATGAACAAAAGTAGACACATAAAAAAGGAAGCACTATTAAAAGCCTTAGAGCAAAGCTTAGGGGTTGTTACAGCAGCATGTAAGAAATCTGAAACACCTAGAAGCACATATTACAAGTGGCTTAAAGAGGATAAGGATTTTGCAAAAGATGTAAGGGATATAGAAAACGTAGCTTTAGACTTTGCAGAAAGTCAATTACATAAACAAATATCAGATAACTCTACAGCAGCTACTATATTTTATTTAAAGACAAAAGGCAAGGGCAGGGGTTATGTAGAACGCCAAGAAATAACCGGTGCTGAGGGTATGCCTACTAATTTTCAAATAGAAATAATTGGAAGGACTAAAGATAAAGACTAACGTTGTTTATGAGCATTTACTAGACAACCATAAAAAGATAATTGTAGAGCAAGGCGGTACACGTTCCGGCAAAACCTATAATATCATACTATGGATTATATTTGAATACTGCACTAATAATACAGGCAAGATAATTACTGTATGCAGAAAAACCTTTCCTAGCTTACGTGCTACTGTGCTTAGGGATTTTATGGGTATATTAAAAGAGCATAATATATACAGTGAAAATTTCCATAATCGTAGTAATTCAGAATACAGCTTATTTGGCAACCTAGTAGAGTTTATATCCCTTGACCAGCCACAAAAGATTAGAGGGCGTAAAAGGGATTTACTGTTTATTAATGAAGCCAATGAGTTATACTTTGAAGATTGGCAGCAGCTACTATTTAGAACACAAGATAAAATAATACTAGATTTTAACCCTAGTGATGAGTACCATTGGATATACGATAAAGTAATAACTAGAGATGACTGTGCATTTTTTAAGACCACATACCTAGACAACCCATTTGTAGAGGATAGTATTATAGCAGAGATAGAACGCCTTAAAGATACAGATGAGCAATATTGGCAGGTGTACGGCTTAGGCGAAAGAACAGCCAGCAGAAGTACTATATTTAAGTATATTGAAGCGACAGAGATACCAGTAGATGCAAGCCTTATAGCTTACGGTATGGACTTTGGATATACAAATGACCCTACAACCTTAGTATCTGTTTACACGCTAGGCCACAGCCTATACATTAAAGAACACCTGTATAGAACACAAATGACTACTAGCGATATAAATACATTCCTAAAAGAAGAAAAGCTGTTAAATAACCCTATATATGCTGATAGTGCAGAGCCACGTTTAATTAACGAGCTGCGTAGAATGGGCCATAATATATTCCCAAGTGTTAAGGGTAAGGATTCAGTTAATGCCGGTATAGATTTATTAAAGCGCTATAAAATACACATACTATCCAGCTCACATAATGCAATAGCTGAGTTTAGAAACTATAAGTGGAAAGAGGATAAAACCGGTATGCTAGTTAATATACCTGAGGATAAGCATAACCACATAATCGACCCATGCCGCTACGCTACTTACTCTATTTTAAGCAGGCCTAACTTTGGCCGTTACACCATAAGCTAAATAAAAGTTATTAAATGTTTTGTTTATAAGTTTATTTGTTTTATATTTGAGTATTGGTAATTAAGCCAGTATTAAAAACAGAACAAATGAAACAATTAAATTTAGAGAAAGTTAAATCAAAAAAACAACTAGAAGCACAAGGTTATTGCACAATACAATTAAATTTACCTTATTGGGGTTTTTTAGATGACACAGATAATCCACCTAAATACGCTTTAATAGTTAATAATAATAGAGCCGTATGTTTTGAAAATGGTGGCGATTTTGGTTTATTATCAACTCCTTGTTGGTCAATTAAAGAAGCATTAAACATTTACAATAATGGACTTTTTATAAATATTTAAAAACAGAACACATGGAAGTAAAAACTACAAACACCTACTCAATTTTTAACAAAGTAATTGGGAACAGAGAATTAGACAAAAACAACCTACAAAGAATTAAAAACTCTATAAACGAAATAGGCCTGCAAATGCCTATACTGGTTAATAAAACTAACAGCATAATAGATGGCCAACACAGGCTGCAAGCTGCTAAGGAACTTAAAATACCAGTAACTTATATTATATCTAAGGATACAGCAGAGGATAATATAGACCAGTTACAGATTAGTAAGAAATGGACTGCCTTAGATTTTTGTAATAAAAACGCACTAAAAGGAGATAAGGATTGTAAGAAAGCTTTAAGTATAGCTAGTAAATGGTTTATAGAAACAGGTAAAAAGTTTAGTAAAATAAACGCTATAACTCTACTGCATGATGGTAAAGGTATTGGCTCAACTATTAAAAACCTAAGAAATAATACTTATAAAATAGATATAATTAAAGCTGAAAGAATATACCAATGTTTAGGAATACTAAATTATAATAATAGTATTAAGTTTAACCCTTACACAGCTGTAACTGTAAGAGCTTTAAAAAGGATAGATACGGCAGTAGGCGGATTAGCTTTTCCAATAATAGAGAAAATAACTAAAAAGCATTACTTAGTATGTTATAGTAATGAAACAGACCAGTTTAACTATTTAAGAGATTTATATAAAAAATACAACAAATGAAAAAAGTAAGCAAAGCAGCTAAGCTGGGTAAACAGTTTAAAAAGTTAGAAACAATAATGCTTATAGTAATACCAACGTATTTTATAGGCAGAGTATTAATGACTGTAATATTTGATATATGAATTATGATGACTGGTTAGTACACATGGAACACGAATATAGAGGGTGGAATGAGCCGGACTATGTTTGCCAGCATTGTGAAACACCAATACACAAACAAGGATATTGCAGCGATAACTGCTTTGAAGCAGACATGCTGTAAGGGTGTGAATACCTAATTAAAAAGGTGGCTAGAAATAGCTGCTTTTTTTTTTCTTAAATTACAGACTATAAAAAAGGCAAATAAAAACGTTATATATATATGAAAGTGAAAATCACAATACCAAGCTCATTAAACGATATTACACTACAGCAGTACAAACGCTATTTAAAAATACAAGAAAAGGTAACGGATGAAAGATTCCTAAACGCCAAAATGATAGAGATATTTTGTAATGTAGATTTAAAAAGTGTAATGCACTTACAGTTAAAAGATAGTGAAGAAATAGTAAGTATTATTACCGGTTTATTTAACAGTAAACCAGCGTTAGTAAAACGCTTTAAGCTAAACGGTGTGGAGTATGGTTTCCAGCCACAGCTAGATGAATTAACACTAGGCGAGTATATTGACTTAGATACGTTTATAGGCGATTGGGAAAATATGGAAAAGGCTATGAATGTATTATACAGGCCTGTGCTGGTTAGTGTAAAAGATAAGTATAGTATTGATGAGTATAGAGTAGGTACAGAGGGCGCTATTATTAATATGCCTATGGATGCGGTTATGTCTAGTATTTTTTTTTTGTGGAATTTAGGACTGGACTTGTCGAAAAATATGACGAGTTATTTGGAGGAAACTCAGAACGAAACCTTGATTCAGTTTCTCAATTCTCAAAAAAATGGGGTTGGTATCAATCAATTTACGGACTCGCTCTCGGAGATATTAGAAGATTTGAAAATATCACTAAACTAGGTGTGCATGAATGCTTTATGATGCTATCCTTTATGAAAGACAAAAACGAGCTAGAAGCTAAACAAATAAAAAATAAATTCAAATAATGGCAAATCAAGGAGTAAGGGGTTTTTATCAATTAACAGAAACTATTAAAACAGAGTTGCTGCAAGACAAGAATATTAACACAGTAACTACTGGCGATATAACAGATGTTAATTTAAACAAACAAGATATATTTCCTTTAGGCCATATTATAATTAACAACGTTGTTGATGAGGAGCAAGTGCTTAGGTTTAACATAAGTATTTTAGCATGCGATATAGTAAACCAATCTAAGGAATTTACAGTAGATAGATTTACTGGTAATAATAACGTACAAGATATATTAAACACGCAGTTAGCGGTGCTTAATAAGCTTATACAGCGCTTACGCAAAGGCAACCTATATACTGAAATGTATCAGCTTGATGGTAGCCCTAGCTTACAACCTTTTTATGATAGGTTTGAAAACCAATTAGCAGGCTGGACAGCTACTATGGATATAATGATTTATAACGATATATACATTTGCTAATGGATACTACTAACCTAAAAAAGATATTAAACGACTACGGAAAGTATGTAGTGCAGCAATCTAAAAGCAACCTTACAAAAGATGTAAATAGGTTTGGTGGCAATAAAGGTGGCGGCCCATTATACAACTCTATTACTTATAAAGTAGATACAGAGCCTAACTTTTTCTTATTAGACTTTCTGATGGAAGATTATGGGCCTTTTGTAGATAAGGGAGTAAGAGGTAAAACCTCAACCTATCCGGAAACGCAAAGAGCTTTATCACAGTTTAGATATGGTAGCGGCACAGGCCCAAAAGGTGGATTAACTAATGCTCTATATAACGCAAATACTAAAACAGGTTGGATAAAAAATAAGAAATTTCAATGGCGTGATAAAAAGACTGGCCGTTTTCTTTCTTACGAATCGATGAGTTTTCTGATAGCACGCAGTATATATAATAAAGGTTTAAAGGCAAACATGTTTTTTACAAAACCATTTGAAAAAGGATTAGCAAGATTAGGCGATGACTTATTTAAAGCTTTTGAATTAGATATAGAAAACGCAATAATACTAGGACAAAAAAAATAAACTATGCCAACAAATTACGCACTAAGAACACCAATATTTGCATCTGCTTATAGCTCAGGAGCTAACACAGCATCAGCTAAATGTGTTATATCAGTAGGTGGCTCTACAGTATATACTTTAATAAAAGAAGCAACACAAAACGTAACAGTACAATTTGAAATAGCAGAACTGCTTAGGGATTATTTAGATATAGAGTATGTAGGCAGCCCTCAATTTATAAGCTTTGGCTCAAGCATTCAATTTTTTAACTTACCAAATGCAGAAGGTAGCGCACAAGGCCCTGCTGTAAGTACAGTAGGTGGAAATGGTTATGAAGCTTATGGGTTATTCTCAGAAGGTATTAATCCAACTATACCGTTTGAAAACGTACAAGTACCTGCATGGTTAATTGCAGAAGCAAATCCACTAGCATCAGCTAATGATAGATATGCTATATATGTGCCTTATGGTGTAGATGGAAAAGTCTCATTTATAGATGCAAGCGGTAATATAACTGCATCGAATTACAGTACTACTGATACTGCTATACAGCCTACAGGTGCATTAAGATTAAACATAAAAAGAATAGACTGCACTAAGTATGGAAATGGCAGAATGATAACATTTATTAATAAATTTGGAGTAATACAGGATTTATGGTTTTTTCTAAAAAGAGTAAAAGGTATAAGTAGAACAAACGAAAGCTTTAAGTCAAATACTTTGACTAATACAACAGCAACCGCTGCGCCTAGCTACTCACAAACTAACGCACCTAAAAAGTTATTTAACACACAGGCTAAACAAACACACACTTTGTCTAGTGGGTATTATCCTGAATCAGCAAACCTGTTTTTTGAACAGTTATTGATGAGTGAGTACGTATGGTACACTAGGCCTGAGGACACACAGCCTAACCAAGACCAAAGCATACCGGTAACAGTTAAAACTTCTAGCATGGTTTATAAAACTTCGCTAAACGAAAAACTAATAGAATATACAATAGAATTTGAAGATGCTTTTGATTATATAAATAACGTAAGATAAATGCAAGAATTACAACTGTATATTGAAAACACAAGAGTAGATTTATTTAAGGATGAAACAGTATCGCTTACACAAACTATACAAAACGTAAAAGACCCTGCAAAGATATTTACTTCTTTTACTAAGACTTTTTCTGTACCAGCTAGCAAAACTAATAACAAGCTTTTTAAGCATTACTATAATTATGATATAGTAAACGGATTTGATGCACGTATTAAAAAAGCCGGTAAAATAGAGTTAAATCATATTGCATATAAAACAGGGCGTATAAAACTAGAAGGCGTTTCACTTAAAAACAATTTAGCACATACTTATAGGATTACGTTTTTTGGAAACACAGTAGAGCTACCTGATATTTTAGGCGATGACAAATTAGGTTCTTTGCCTTTTTCTAGTAGCGATTATACTTTAGAATACAGAGAAGCAGTAATAAAAGCTTATTTAGGTAGTTCACAAGGTAACGGAAAATTAATTGTGCCTTTAATAACACACACACAAAGATTATTTTATAATAGTGTTACTACAGGAAATGAAGATAATGTATATTACTCAGGTGCGCAGCAGGGCGTTAAATTTGATGAGTTAAAATTTGCAGTTAGGTTATATGAAATTATATTAGAAATAGAATCTAAATATACAACAGCCAATAACTACGCTGCTAATATTGTTTTTTCAAGAGACTTTTTTAGCACTACAAATCCTACGTTTTATAACTTATATATGTGGCTTCATCGAAAAAGTGGCTCTGTAACACCTGCTCAACAAATTGCAAGTTTTACTACAATAACTCCATCTTGGACCGGTACTTTATCACAAATTCTTAGAAGTGGAAATACTCTAATAGTCTTAGGTACTTTAGTAACTGCACCTTCACAAATTTTTTCTAATACTTTAACTGTAATACCAATATCAGGAAATAGTGTAGATTATCAAGTGGGTGTTAATCTTAATGGTTCAAGAATTTTAACAACAAGTCCAACAAACGGAACAACTACTATAAGTAATTTAAGCGGCTTACCTTTAGTTGCTAATGGAGTTTATACAGTAAGTATAATACACCCAGCAGCTATGACTATTAGTTCTATAGCTTGGAACTTTGAAGGAATTATAAGATATGGAGATTCACAGCCGCCAACAGGCTGGAATGATACCGCAACAATATCACAGTTTACATGCGCAGCTACTTTTGAATTTGTTACTGCTGAACAAATACCTGATGTAAGTATAATGTCATTCCTTACAGGGCTGTTTAAAATGTTTAATTTAGTAGCCTATGTAGATGATAGCTCTACAATAGTTGTAAGGCCTTTAGATGGCTCGCAAGGTGTAAGCAATAGTTTTTACACCTCTGCTGATATTAACGGTAATGATGCGCCTGTAAATTACGATATATCAAAATTTGTAGATGTTACAGCAAGCCAAGTTAATGTAGCCTTACCATATAAAGAAATTTTGTATAAGTATGAAGGAACAGGAACGTTTTTTGCTAAACAGCATAATCAACTATTCGGCACTAACTGGGGTTCGTTAGGCTATATAGGTGGAACAGATAGCGATGGCTCAGGGGGTGTAAACTATAATGCATCTACAGAAGTCTATAATCTTACTGTGCCTTTTGAACACATGAAATATGAAAGATTACTAAATGGAAACGGTGGTGCTAATACAGATATACAATGGGGGTGGAGTGTAAATGAAAATCAGCAGCCATATATAGGTAAGCCATTAATTTTTTATGCTATTAGAAAATTTGGCGGAACTAATTTAAGTTTTCAAAGAAGTAACACACAGGTTACTTTTATAAATGGTTACTGGATACCATCAAACAGCTTAGCTTTGAGTGCAACAACTAGCCAAACAAACATAAACTTTAGACAAGAGTTGAACGAGTATGAGCCTACACAAGCTTTTACTGATACATTATTTGCAGACTTTCACAGTCAATATATTATAGATGTATTTAACACCAGTAGAAGAATAACTAAAGTTACTGCGTTTTTACCATTAAAAATACTATACAACTTTAAGCTAAATGACACCTTTACTATAAACTCTAGAGATTATATAATTAACTCAATAACTACAAATTTACAAAACGGTAAAAGCAGCATGGAGCTATTAAACAAAGTCAGCCTTTTTTATGGCACTATTAATAATGTTTCATTTCAAGGCTCTTTAGGTTATTTATATTACAGGTCATCTATTGGCGCAGTTAGAAACTTGTCTGTTGGAGATATAATGTGTACAAATAAAGCTCTAACTGCTTTTCCTACAGCAGGTACATACTTACAAACAGGTGTAAGTAATGATGAAACTAGGTATTGTGATACAGGTTTTGTAATGTCTATGATTATTGGAACTAACGGAGTAATAACAGCTATAGCGTGTGGCCAACCTTAAAATAAAATTATGATAAAAAATATAATAGAATTGCTACAAATAGCAAAGGGAGAAACTGATAATATTAGGATAGCACAGGGTAAGTATGCTTTGCCTAAAACGCTTAAAAGCGCAACAAAACTTATTAAAAATAACATAAAATGGGCGAAGTAAGAGAATATAGCTTAAAGCTAACCACAGAGCAGGCGCAAAAGAATATAGATGAGCTTAACAAATCACTAGAGCTACAAGAGGGCTTAATAGATGATATTGAAAAAGAACTTAGGCAATACCAAAAGGAGCTTAACAAAACCTCAGCAACAGATTTAGCTAAACGTAAAGATTTAAACGATAAAATTAAAGTTACTAAAGAGCGTTTAGTAGATGAAAAGATAGCTTTAAAGCAAGTTAATAAAGACAGAAAGGTTGCAACGCAAGAAATGAAAGATGCGGAAGCTGCTGCTGCTGATTATGGCGGTGTACTGGGTATGATAGATTCTAAAACAGGTGGAGTTATATCAGGGTTACAAGGCATGACTAAAAGTGTAGGCAGCGCTACTAAGGGCCTTAACTTAATGAAGATTGCTATAATAGGAACTGGAATTGGTGCTTTACTAATAGCGATTTTAGCTTTAGGAAAAGCTTTTACAAGCTCAGAAGAAGGCCAAAATAAGTTTAATAAAATAATGGGCATATTAGGTGCTACTGTTGGCGTATTTACAGACAAGCTAGCAGCCTTAGGGCGTTTTTTAATAAGTGTTTTTGAAAACCCAAAACAAGCACTCATCGACTTTAAAGATGCGTTTGTCGAAAATATAACTAACAGGATTTCTAGCGCTATTGATACGTTAGGTTTTTTAGGTAGTGCTATTAAAAAGGTTTTTAGTGGCGATTTTAGCGGTGCTATGGAAGATGCAAAAAGTGCAGGCACTTCATATATAGACACTTTAACAGGTGTAAAAGATACTGTAGGAAAAGTTACAGATTCTGTTAAAGGATTAGCAAATGAAATAGTAAAAGAGGGCAAAGCAGCAGGTAAAATAGCAGACCAAAGAGCAGCAGCCGATAAGTTAGATAGGCAAATATTAGTAGATAGGGCTAAGGCTAATAAAGAACGTGCTGATTTACTTAATAAAGCAGTAGATAAAGAAAAGTTTAGCTTAGAAGAACGTATAGGGTTTTTACAAGAAGCAGGCAGGTTAGAAGATGAAATAACTGCAAAAGAAATAAAAGCATCACAGTTAAGATTAAGTGCAAAACAAGCAGAAAACGCTTTAGGCGATAGTACAAAAGAAGATTTAGAAGAAGAAGCTGCATTAAAAGCAGAGCTAATAAACTTGGAAACTGCAAAGCTTACTAAAGCAAAAGAGGTTACCACACAAATTATAGCATTAAACACAGAAGCTGCAACTGCTGCAAAAACACTAGCAGATGAAGAAATAGCAAACGCTAAGGCTGTACAAGACTTTAAGGATTCTTTAAAAATTAAAGACAAAGAAAACAAGTTTGCTGAAATAGAAGCAGAAAAAGAAGCTAGAATTTTAGCTTTAGAAGAACTTAAATTATCTAAGGAAGAAGAAGAACAAATGCTTTTAGATATAGAGCAGGCTTTTAAAGAGAAAAAGAAAATAATAGAAGAAGAAGAAGCGACTTTATTAGCAGAAGAAAAGGAAGCGTTTTTAGCATCTAAACTAGAGGAAGAAGAACTATCCTTAGCAGAGCAAAAAGCTAAAGACTTAGAAGAATTGCAAAGGCTAAAAGGCACAGAAGCTGAAAGGTTAGCTATTATTAAGTTTTATAATGACCAAGAAATAGCAGCAGATGATATAAAAGCTAAAGCAGAGCTAGATATGGCAAAACAAACCTTTGCAACTGTAGCAGGCTTACTAGGCGAAAACTCTAAAGCAGGTAAAGCAGCAGCAGCCGCAGCAGCGCTTATAAATACTTATCAAGGTATAACAGCCGAATTAGCTACAAAGACCGCTACACCGTTTGGAATAGCCCTTAAAATAGCTAACATAGCTACTATAGCTAGTATAGGTTTCAAGTCTGTTAAGGATATAATGAAAACAAATCCAAAAGCAACCGGAGGGGGTGGTGGAGGTAACCCAGCAGCAGGCACAGGGGGTGGCGCACCAACAGCACCAGCAGCAGCATCTATTCCGCCAGCCTTTAATATAGTTGGAGCAGGAAGTACAAACCAGCTAGCAGATGCAATAGGTGGGCAATCACAGCAACCTATACAAACTTTTGTAGTAGCTAACGATGTAAGTACTGCGCAAAGCTTAGACCGTAACATTGTTACAGGTGCAACTATAGATTAAATACAAAATTGAATTTTAAATACGTTATATAATTATGAGAATAGTAGAATTAATATTAGATGAGGAACAAGAAGATGCAGGAATAGAAGCTATAAGCATAGTAGAAAGCCCTGCTATAGAATCTGATTTTGTTGCCTTAAACTCAGAAGAAATAAAGCTAGCTGAAATAGATAAAGACAAGAAAATATTATTAGGTGCTTTATTGATACCTAATAAACCAATATACAGAAAAGGAGATGAGGGAGAAGAATACTACATTTTCTTTTCTAAAGATACAATAGTAAAGGCATCACAAATGTTTTTAAAAAACGGTTACCAAAACAATTCAACTCTTGAACACGCTCAGGCCTTGAATGGTTTAACGTTAGTCGAGAGTTGGATAGTTGAAAGTGAAACACAAGATAAGTCTAGAAAATATGGGCTTAACGTACCAGTTGGAACGTGGATGGGTGCTGTAAAAGTTAATAATGATGAAATTTGGAAAGAGTATGTTAAAACGAATAAGGTTAAAGGCTTCTCTATTGAAGGCTACTTTGCTGATAAAATGGAAAGACCTAAAGAAAAAATTAAAGAAGATTTATCAGAAAATGATATAATACTAAATAAAATAAAACAAATCTTAACAAACGAGAATAATGCCACAGAACAACAGAAATAAAGGCGTATTTATACCCAGTAGAACTAGCCCAGTTGGTAGCAGTAGGGCCTGTTTGTGTTGGGATACAAACACCTATTCTAGAAAGTGCTGCGATGGTTCTATGCGAGCACAAGGCATAGGCGTTATTACAAGAACTTAGAACTGAAAATACAAAATAGTAATTAATAACCGTTATATATATAATATGAAATCAACCGAAATGTTAAATCAAATCAAAACGCTTCTAAACATAGAAGTAAAACTTGAAGAAACAAAACTAGAAAACGGCACTATAGTAAGTGCAGAGTCTTTTGAAAAAGGCAAAGAAATTTTCATTGTAACAGATGATGAGAAAGTAGCCATGCCAGTAGGAGAATACCTACTAGAAGATGGCCGCTTAGTTGTAGTTGCAGAGGAAGGAATGATAGATGATGTTAGAGAAGTTTCAGATGAAGTACCAGCTAAAGAAGATAAAGAAGGAGAAGAAATTACTTCTGATTTAAAAGATGAAGATGAGTACGGAGATGACAAAGAAGAAAAGAAAATGGCAGAAGTAGGAGACTGGGAAGGCATGGAAAAAAGGATACAAAACCTTGAAGATGCTATAGCTGACTTAAAGGGCGATAAGGAAAATAAAATGGAAGAAGAAGATAAGGAAGTTGAAATGGAAGATGAAACTTCTAGACAACCAAAATCAAGAACTATTAAAGAAGAATTTTCCGAAGAACCAGCAGCAAAACCAATTAAGCATAATCCGGAAGCTGTTAGCAAAACTAAAAAAGTAGAATTTGCTAAAGGTAATTTTAACGGTACTGCTTTTGATAGAGTATTAAATAAACTAAATAAATAAAATAAAAAATGAGCACATTCAACTATTTATCAAATGATGTGGAACGTAACCAAGTTTCGCAAAAAACATTAACAGCATCAGTTTCTGTTCCAGCAGGAGATGCTGGTATTGACCATAATATCGCAACAGATGCACTAGTAATAAGTTTACCAAAAATTCATTCAGAAAACTTAGGATTAACTTTCTTATTTAGAAACACAGGAGCAGATGGTAATAACATTATTACACTAAGCCCTCATTCGACTGATGGTTTCAACGGTAGTATTGCAAACGCTTCTGCTGATTCAGTAGCAAGTGGAGTTGTAAACAAAGATTGGATTAACACAAAAGCAACAGCTAACAAAGGAGATTATGTTGTAATTAGAGCAGTAGCTTTAACACAATGGTACATAATCGGTGGTGTTGGTATTTGGGCATCAGAATCATAATATTAATTAAATAAAAAAAAAGAAAAATGAGTAATTTAAAAAACGTACAATTAGCTACTGCAACAAATATTACGACTTCGTATAGCGGTCAATTTGCAGGCGAGTACATCGCAGCGGCTCTTTTATCGGCATCAACTATTGATGATGGTGGTTTAACTGTAAAAGCTAATATCGCATTCAAAGAGGTAATTAAAAAACTAGCTACAGGCTCATTAGTAAGCCCTGCTAGCTGTGATTTTAACCCAAACAGTTCAGTAACACTTACTGAGCGTATAATTCAGCCGGTTGAACTACAGGTAAATTTACAGTTATGTAAATATGACTTTGTAAATGATTGGGAATCTCAACAAATGGGATTTGGATTAGGGCAATCACTTCCGCCTAAATTTAGCGACTTTTTAATTGCACACGTTGCAGCAGAAGTAGCACAAAATACAGAGTTTTGTATTTGGCAAGGCGATACAGCAGCAGCATCTAATAACTCATTTGATGGGTTTGAAAAGCTAATTGCAGCATCAGCAGCAGCAGGAGATATTCCAGCAGGACAACAAGTTGCAGCAGTAGGTGGTGGCTTAAATGCAGGAAATATTATAGCAGAATTATCTAAGGTTGTAGATGCAATTCCAGCATCTCTTTATGGCAAAGAAGATTTATTCTTATACATAGGTAGTGCAGCAGCAAAATACTACGTACAAGCATTAGGAGGATTTGCAGCGAACGGATTAGGAGCAAATGGTACAAACGCACAAGGTACGCAATGGTGGAACAATGGTTCACTAACTGTAAATGGTGTGAAAATATTTGTTTCTCCGGGTCTTTCAGCGAACAAAATGTATGCTGCACAACGTAGCAACTTATATTTCGGTACTGGACTTCTAAATGATACTAACTCTATCAAGGTTTTAGACATGAACGATTTAGATGCTTCGAACAACGTGAGAATGGTAATGAGATTTACCTCAGCGGTACAATTTGGAATTGCTTCTGACATTGTAGAGTACGCTTAAAATTAATTAATCAACTGAATGAGTATTGGGTATAAAAACCTGATACTCAATAAGTTACAAAATATATATCAAATGGCATGTACATTAACAACAGGTAGAAAAGTACCATGTAAATCGGCTTTCGGAGGAATAAAAGCGGTTTATTTAGCTGACTATGGAACTATCGCAAGTATTGCAGTAGATTCTTCAACTAAGGTGGCAACAATAACAAATGGTTCGCCAGCTCCAGTATGGTTTGAATTTGATGTAAAAGGTAATTCTAGTTTAGAAACTACAGTTACTTCATCAAGAGAAAACGGAACTACATTCTACACTCAAACATTAAATTTAACACTAACTTATTTAGATGCTAAAACACAGGCAGAGTTACAAACTATTGCAGTAGCTAGGCCTTATATTGTAGTACAGGATTACTACGGAAATAATTTCTTATGTGGGTTAGAAAATGGAATGGAAGTTACAGGCGGAACTGTGGTTACAGGCGCAGCGGCAGGAGATTTATCAGGATTTACTTTAACCTTTGAAGGGTTAGAAGAAACTGCACCTTATTTCTTAAATGCAGCAGTAACTCCTTCTACAGAGCAAATCTCAGTAAATTAATTTTTATCATAATAACCATAATTTTTAGTTAGAAAATTAAGCACTCTTTATAGGGTGCTTTTTTTTTTGAGTGGACACTTCTACAAATAAGGCTATTATTTACGTTATATAAGGGTATGATAGTTTTAACCACTTCGGCTGCGGCACAAACCTTTTCAGTAATACCTAGACAGTATGATGATAGCGCTTTTACTATAAGGGTAAGAGATGATAGTACTAATGTAACGGTAGACTATCTTAATCAATCAGGAACTACAGTAGGTAATTATTTACAAGTTAATTTAGCTTTTGCGCCTATTTTAGTTGAAGCACATTTTTACGATTTATCTTTATTTGTAGATTATAATTTTTGGAATACAAATAATAGCTTTTGGAATTTATACGATATTTTATGGCAAATAGATTCTAATTTTACAGAAGATATATTTAACGATAAGATATTTTGCACAGACCAAGATATAGACCAGTTAAATGATAACGACCATTACCAGCTAAATAAGGGCCAATATACAGAGTATAACGGTTTTGATAATACTTATAAAGTAACATGAAAAAAACACGACTAAGAAACGATAAAGGCCAGTTTAAAAAGGCTTCTAAATTATCACAGTTTGGCTTTGTGAATTTAAGCACATACACCAGCCCTGAAATAAAAGAAGTAAACGGCAAAGACTGGATAGAATATGGCGCAGATAATAACTATTTCCAGTATCTAATAGACAGATATAATGGTAGTCCAACCAACAATGCAGCCATCAACGGTATTAGTCAAGCTATTTACGGTAAAGGGTTAAATGCTACAGATGCTAGTAGAAAGCCCAACGAGTATGCACAAATGATTACTTTATTTAAAAAAGATGTAGTAAGAAAATTGTGTTATGATTTAAAATTAATGGGCCAATGCGCTATACAAGTTATTTATACAAAGGATAGAAAAAGAATAGCACAACTAGAACACATGCCAATAGAAACCCTAAGGGCTGAAAAGGCTAATGAAGAAGGCGAAGTGCCGGCTTACTATTACTTTAAAGATTGGCCTAATATAAAACGTAGTGATGTGCCTTTAAGAATACCAGCTTACGGTATGTCAAAAGAAAATATAGAGATATATTACATTAAACCATACAAATCAGGCTTTTATTATTATAGTCCTGTCGATTATCAAGGCGGATTACAATACGCAGAGCTTGAAGAAGAAGTAAGTAACTATCATTTAAACAATATACTGAACGGACTTAGCCCTAGTATGCTGATAAACTTCAATAATGGTACTCCAAATCAAGAGGAAAGGCAATTAATAGAAAACAAAATAGCTGCTAAATTCTCAGGCTCTAGTAACGCTGGTAAGTTTATACTAGCTTTTAATGATAACAAAGAAAGTTCAGCAGAAATAACCCCAGTACAGCTTAGTGATGCACATAACCAGTATCAGTTTTTAAGCGAGGAAAGTACTAAAAAAATAATGGTGGCTCATCGTATCGTATCGCCTATGCTTTTGGGTATTAAAGACCAAAGCGGACT